TAATGGCATGGTATGACGCAATTTTACAACCGATAGCAAATAGACTCATGGTGCTTATGGCAGATGACAGGCAGCGGGAACTTATCACCAGTAAGGCTTATTATCAGGGCAACCAAAAGAAGCCGCTTAAAGTTTCTCAAGGCAAGGCGGACGATAATGTACTGCTAAACTTTACAGGGCTTGCGGTTGAACGCTCGGTATCCATGCTATTTGGGGGCGGGTGTGACTTTGCCTTTCAGGATGAGGAAAGCGAACAGGCACAAACACTCCGCAAAATATGGGACTTAAACCGTAAAGATACGCTATTACACGAGATGGGAATGGACGGGGCTATCTATGGGACACCGTACATCCGAACCGACCCGCTTGCAATTCAAGACCCGTACACAGGCGAGCAGTATACCGAACTTGTTTTACTTGACCCTGAGTTGATGAAGATTGAAGTAGACCCGCGCAATATCAAGCAGGTAACGAAGTACATCATGCAATACAAAGTCGGCGATAATGTATACCGTGAAGAATACAGCCCAAACACTTACCCCACAGAAGGACAGACAGAGCCGACTTGGAAGGTTGAATACTTCGAGAGCAAAGGCGGCGCGTGGCGACTGACGAATACAATTGACTGGCTTTATCCCTTCCCGCCTATTCTGCATGGTAAGAATCTACCTGCTGTTCACTCAGTCTATGGCATCAGTGATATTGACAATATTCTCGGAGTACAGGATAGTGTAAACTTTGTAGCTTCAAACATCCGTAAGATTATCAGGAATCAGGCGCATAAAAAACTTTGGGGCAAAGGATTTGCAGCAGAAGCCTTGCAGATGGGTTCTGATGATATGCCCATCCTTCCCAACGATAACGCCGAAATTAACGAGATTGATTCATCCGCTGACCTGACATCATCCGAGAACCACTTTGCAACCATGCGTCAAAGCCTTTTCGATATTGCCCGCGTGGTAGATATTTCCAGTATCAAGGATAAAATCGGCGCATTGACAAACTTCGGCTTGCGTGTGCTGTACTCCGATGCGCTTTCAAAGAACGCAACGAAACGCCTCATGTATGCCGAGATGCTTGACGAACTCAACCGCCGCCTATTGGTTATCGAAGGGTATCAGGGAGAGGATACCCGCCCGCCTTTTGTTGAATGGGGAGCGGATTTACCACAGGATGAAGCCGAGGACGCTAAACTTATCCTTGATGATCTCAAGAGCCAGATTATTAGCAAGAAGACCGCAGCAGAAACACGCGGCTATAAATGGGAAACTGACGAGGAAGGCGACGGCGAAGCCGACCTGATAGCGCAGGAAGGAAAACAGAGCGGAGCTAATACGCAGTCGGCACTTGCTAACTTTATGAGAAGTGGAAACGCGCCGCAGAATGGGAATATAAATGCCAACGCTTGATGAAATCCTAGCCGAAGCCGATACAGTAGATACCGAAGCCCTGCAAACTATTGCAGCGGCTTTTGGTGGTATGTATGACCGTATCAGCCCACAGATAGAATTGATAATCAGGCGGCTTGGTGATGAGCCGACACAAGCGCAAATAAACAAAGCCATTGCAGAAATACAATCGTTACTCGAAGCACAGATGACAGGTTTTGCGGGATACATCGAAAACAGCCTTCCAGAATTTGAGGCGAACTCAGTACAGATGGGGCTTAGTCAATCGCTGCTTATTCTTAGCCTGTTCGGGATTGAAGGCGAGACACCAGCGGATGCAATAAGTATTTTAGGCAGCATGTTATCCCCCAATTCCCCACTGTACAAACGCTTGCAGATATACGGCGCATATCACGCGGACTCAATCGCGCAAGCATTGAAGGACATCATTACCAATACGCTATCAACTGGACAAGGGCAGTCGCTAATAGCAAACATCATGCGACAGGCTGAATTGATTATCACCAACGCACTAGCCGATGCGATACGTCTTGTGAGAACGTCCCTGCTGTATTCATATCGTGAGGCGACACGGTTGAATTATTCCGCTAATGGCGTTACACAATGGCAATGGCTGGCGCAATTAGATGACCGCGTTTGCATGTCATGCGTGGTAATGCACGGCACAATCCACAGCATTGACGAAACACTAAACGACCACCATAACGGGCGATGCGCCATGATACCGATTGTGGACGGCGAACTATTGGTAGAGGAAAACGCAGGGCAAACGTGGTTCAACGGACTAGGACAGACGCAACAAAAAGCGATGATGGGCAAAGGTAGATATGAGGCGTGGAAAGCTGGAAACTTTGAACTACCTGCAATAAGCACGTTTTATGATGACGCTGTTTATGGACAGATGCGGCGCGAAGCCTCGCTGAAAGATTTAGTGAAAGGAAACTGATGCAGGATAAAAAGTTACTCAAATTACTAATGACCATCCGCGCCGCTCTAATAATGGCAGCGCGTGCAATAGAGTTATATTGTAAAGAGGATGCGGTAATTCAGCCCATCCATGAAACAGATTCAATAACAGGAGAATAATATGGCAACACTTACCAAGTTTCATTGTTTCGTAGAAGACCTTGCAGAAAAGGTACACAACCTCGGCAGCGACCAATTAGCCGTTGCGTTGTGCGCCTCCGCAAATGCGCCGACCACATCCAACACGGTACTAGCTAACTTGACACAGATTTCATATACTAACTTGTCAAGTCGTAACATTACAACCACCAGCAGCAGCCAAACAAGCGGCGCGTATAAACTTGTATTGGCAGACTTGACACTATCTGCGTCAGGCGGTTCGGTTGCGCCTTTTCGTTATGTGGTGGTGTATAACGACACAAGTACAAGCGATAGCCTCATAGGTTTCGCTGATTACGGCAGTGATTTGACACTGGCAACTGGGGAATCTATTGTCCTAGACTTTGACGGTTCTGCTGGCGCGATAGCTATTTCCTAATGTCATTCCCTACCGTTCTCGCGGTCAATGGTGGTAATGCCACAGTAGACGCGACTAGCGTAACAATAAATTTACCTGATGGTAGTAATACAGCCAACAGGCTAATTTTGCTATTCTTTACATCGGACGGAAGCGGCGAATCTTTTACATGGCCGACAGGATTCACAGAGATTCTTGTGGAAGGCGGGACGGGCTTTACCAACGGTGTAGCGTATCAATTTACAACAGGCTCGGAAGGGTACGCATCTACGGGCGCAACGACCACGCTAACAATTACCAGCGTTGAACAGTCGGCGCATACAACCTATCTATTGAGCGGAGTGAATACCGCAACCGCCCCCGAAGCTGCAACGGCGACAACAGGGACAAGTACTGCTCCTAATTCTGGTTCGCTCAATCCTGCTGGCTGGGGAACGGAAGATACCCTTTGGTTTACATTTGCCTCGGCCAACGGTTTATCAAGTACAACCCCCCGTTTTAGTGCCTATCCCACAAATTATACAAGTGGACGTTCGGACATATCGGCTGGCGGTAATGGTGTAGTACAGGGGGTTGCAAGGCGCGAACTAAACGCCGCATCCGAAGACCCTGGCGCATTTACACTAGATACAAGCGCGGCATGGCGTGCCTCTACAATTGGCGTTAGACCTAGCGCGACTGTTTACACCCTATCCATCACCAGCGCATCCATTAGCGTAACAGCGAGTGCAGTAGGTTTATTAGTCACAAGAAATCTGGCAATATCATCGCAGAGCATATCAATTACAGCAAGCGCGGTAAATCTGCTTTATGCACGAAGATTGTCCATTACCTCGCAAAGTTACACGGTTACAAGTAGCGCAGTGGGATTGCTTTACAATCGCGTGCTTAGTGTCGCATCATCCTCGTACAGCGTAACAGCGCAAGCGATAGGGATTCAGGTAAACCGACTTTTGACAGTTGCATCACAAAGCTATATAGTATCGGCTGGTAATGTCGGATTATTAGTGGCGCGTGTATTAAGTATTGCTTCGCAAAGCCTTACTGTTACGGCTAATGATATTGCTCTAACCCCGAGCGGCTCTGCTCCCGTTCTGACGATTGAAACACAAGGCTATACAGTCACAGCCAACAACATCACGCTTACTATAAATCGCAGATTGACTATAAATACAGCCTCAATAAGCGCAACTGCAAATGATGTAAATCTCATAGTCTCGCGGGTTTTGTCTATTAGCTCCAATGCAATAACCACGACATTCAACAGCGTTTTATTTATTCGTGCTTATTTGTTAGCTGTACAAAGCGCATCTATTACATTAGCAACAAACGCAATAAGTTTTTTGTATGCCCGTGTTTTAGGGATTACTCAAATTGCGCTGGAAGTTACCGCTAATAATGTTATTTTTAGCCATAGGGGGGCGGTAGAGGTTGGCAACGGTACAAGAATCAACGCAAGCGACAGGCAAGCAATAATACCAAGCGGGCACAATGTTTTAAGTGTGGATAATAGAGAAGCGCAGTCCGCAAGCGTAAGAAGCACGATTATTTTAGGAGATAGAAATGGCTGATACAATTTATCCAAGAAAACGACAAAGCCTAGATGAGATTAGGCAATGGGATATTGACTTTGCAAATGATTTGCCGACTGGCGTAACAGTATCAAGTGCAACGGCAACGCATGTTCCCCCAAGTGGCAGCGCATCCACGCCAACAGTGGGGACAATCTCAGGAAATATAGTTCCTGTCCAGTTGGGGCCGTTATCTGTGACAGGTGTACATTATCTGATTGTAACTGCCACATTTGACAACGATAACATAAGTGAAATTAAGCTTGTTATCCGAGTTGATTTTTAATATTATGTTATAATGCCGACAACTAAATAGAAGCCTAGCCGCCAGATGGTAGCAAAGCCTATAAACAGTGTAGCCCTCGCCGCGCTTGTACTCTCGAAAGAGATTGCAAGCGCGGCGTTTTTATTATTTTGAAAGGATGGTCGAGATGACTGAACTAGAAGAACCCAAAGCCGAGACGGTAGAGGAAGAAAAGGCAACCGAGACGGAAGCCCCGAAGGTGGTAAGTCAAGAGGATTTTGAGAAGATGCAAAAGGCATTGAAGGAAGCCAATAAAGAGGCAGCCCAACGCCGCAAGAAACTCGAAGAACTCGAAGCGAAGGAAAAGGAACGGCAGGACGCTGAGTTATCCGAACTGGACAGACTAAAAAAGCAAAACGCCGAACTGGAAACGAAACAAAAACAGTTAGAGCAAGAACAAGCGCGGCAAAAAGCAGCACTTGAAGCGGGACTTGACGTAACACTCATTGACCGCATAAAGGGTGACACGCCCGAAGAAATGCTGGAAGATGCCAAACAACTTGCGAAGCTGTTACCTCAGAAGTCTCAAAAGCAGAAACTTGAAAGCGCAAATCCTGCCACATCCGAAAAAGGGCTAACAGATGCAGAACGGGCTAAGTTTCTAGGATTGAGGCGATAAACTCAACAGGAGAATTACATGGCTACTCAACCCAATACTTACAGTGATGTTTCAAGTATCGCGCAGGCGATGCAGGAAAATGCTGTATTTGCAATTCGTGAAGTCGGCACGATGCAAAATCTTATTCTGTCTTATATGGACATGACCGGCCTCAACCCCCGCAAGGGCTACGAATACAACAAGGGAACTGCTCAGGTAGTTTCCGAATCTGATGACCTGACCAGCAAGGCATTCACCCCCGCGCTTGCTCAGACGCTGACCCCCGCTGAAATCGGCTTGCAATTCTTTGTGACCGATTCCCGCGCCGAGTCCGATCTTCCCGAAAACATCATCCGTGATGGCGCTCTCGAACTTGGCCTTGCCGCTGCTGATAAAGTCGAAAGCGACATCATCGGCGATATGGCTTCATTGACTGGCGGCACAATCGGCGCGGCTGGTACTGCGATTACATGGGGCTATTTGGCCGCTGCAATTGCTCAGGCACGTAATGCCAATAAAAGCAATAACATCCCTCTTGCCGCTGTTATTCACGGCTTCCAGTGGTCTGTTCTTGCCAAGTCCGCTTCCGTAGCTGGCGCAACCGTAGCAGTCGCCCCAGGATTCCAAGAGGAAATGAGCCGTACTGGTAAGGTTTCTGAATTTATGGGCGTTCCTATTTATCAAGTGTGGGCCTCCCCTGATTCCAGTGATGATTTCACTGGTGGCGTGTTCCGCCGTGAGGCTCTTGCAATTGACTGGCGTCGCTCTATCCGTGTAGAACCGCAGCGCGATGCCTCACGTCGTGGTAATGAGTACAACATGAGCGCGGTCTATGCTCATGGCGTATGGCGTCCCGCTCTTGGTGTCAAGACCATCTTTGACGCTACCGCCCCGACCTCATAAGGAGATTTGAAATGGCTGAATCCTTTGACGTAAAAAGTGTTTCCGTGAACATCGGCGCATTGAGCAACACCTACCGCCCATTGTTCAAAGTCCCCTCCGCTGGTGGTGGTATCACTGTTATTGATGTGAACTATTCACAGGCTGGCGCGGGTACTACTGCTCTTAATTTGGTCGACCTCGGCACGGCTGGTACTGCCTCCGCTGGTACGATTGCGACAAAAGGCTCGGCGGTATATGCCGCTAATGTCCCGCAGTCCTTCACCCTTTCCACTCCATTTGTGGATGGTGGTCACTGGGTTGGTATCGCTGAGGCGAATGTCGGCGCGGCTAACGCTGTATCCATCATCTCGCTTTCTTACGTGATGGGCAAGTAAATAATAGGCGGGGCTGGTAGGAATATCAGCCCCGCAGAAAGTTGTACATCTTGAAAATTTCTTGGCTTTCAAATGCTCCCTGGTCTTCGACTGGATACGGCAACCAAACAAAACTATTCACGCCACGTATCAAAGACCTCGGGCATGATGTAGCAATTCAAGCGTTTTACGGACATGATGGCAGTCCTATCAACTGGAATAATATCCCCGTTTATGGCAAAGGCTATCATCCATACGGGCAAGACATCATGCACGCGCACGCGCACAACTTCAAAGCAGACATAATGATTAGCTTGCTTGATGCGTGGGTGATGCAACCTGAACTTTTACAATCTACAAAATGGATACCCTGGTTCCCCATTGACCACGACCCCTTACCAGTGCGGATAAAAGAACCAGTCCAGAAGGCATATAAGCGCATTGTATTTTCTCACTTTGGAGAACGTATGATGGATAACGCAGGGCTGGACTATTACTATATCCCGCATAGTGTGGACACCAATAACTTCAAGCCGATGGACAGAGCCGAAGCACGCGAGAAAATGAATCTGCCAAAAGATGCTTTTATTGTGGGTATGGTCGCAGCGAATAAAGGTAATCCACCGCGCAAAGCGTTCTTTGAGAATATCGCCGCATTTACCTACCTGAAAGCCAAGCATCCTGACGCAGTTTTATACCTGCATACTTTCAGTGGTGAAAATGGCGGGCATGAAACAGTAAACCTCGTGGACTTTTGCATGTATCAGGGATTGGAGGCTGGTAAGGATGTCATCTTTTCCGACCAGTACGCATATATGCTCGGCTATCCCGATGAAGCAATGAACATGCTGTATAACGCAATGGATGTACACATGCTGGTATCAAACGGAGAGGGGTTCGGTATTCCAATTCTTGAAGCGCAAGCAGCAGGAACGCCCGTTATCGTGGGAGATTGGACTTCGATGACTGAGTTATGTTTTAGCGGGTGGAAGGTAGACCGCAAAGACTCTCACCAATTATGGACGAACCTCAGTTCTTATCAATTCGTCCCCTCAGTCGGCGCAATCGCTGACCATCTCGAATCGGCGTACCGACAGAAAGACAACGAGGCGATGCGAAGAAACGCCCGCGCTGCTGCTTTAGCCTATGATGCCGATGTTGTAACTCAAAGGTACTGGAAGCCCGTCCTCGAAGATATTGCAAAGTGTTTGGAAGATGACAGGCAAAAAATTACAGCACAGACAGACAAACTCAAGGCTATGAAGAAAGCCCGCCACGTTCATACATGGGGCAATATCGGATTATTCCATGAGGGTATCGCCTACCGTCCTTGTACGGGTTGCTATGATGCCGAAAGTCAAGGGCAAGTGATCCCTGACTGGTTCGATGTTGGTTTAGGGCTTGACTTGGTAGATGATACGGACGGCATTAGTAAAATCGTAGGCCGTGAAATAAAGACTGATTACAAACTCGATGACTTAGACCTGAAAGACGGCGACACAGTAATAGACATCGGAGCGCACAAAGGTATCGTAACCTCGTACATTGCAAAGACTTATCCAAACGTGAAAGTTATTTCTTACGAGCCAGTGAAAGAAAACTACGCCGCTCTTTTGGAGAATGTAAAGCGTAACGGATTGAAGAACGTCACCGCTCATAATCTTGCAGTGACTTGTGACGGGCGCGATGTGACAATTTATACCGACCCCCTGAATAATAGCGGCGGTTCGACCCTGTACGGTAATGGAAATGGGCAAAGTGTAAAATCTGTGACGCTTGAAAGTATCCTCGAAGGGCTGAAAAGTGTAGCAATCTTGAAGATAGACTGTGAAGGCGCAGAGTTTGAGATTTTGCCGAGCGCATCACTGGATAAGGTGCAACGATTACGCGGAGAGTTTCACCGTGCGAATGGCAATGTGTATGAATTGATTGATTTGGTAAAGTCTCAGGTATCGGATGTAGTAGTGACGGTGCAAGGATGAACGGCGCAGTTATTACCGCAAGGAATGAGCAGAATACTATCGGAGATTTAGTTTCTCAATTGATAAATGAGGGCTTAGAAGTTTGCGTAATTGATGACGGGTCAAATGATATTACCTATTGGACTGCACGCACTCATGGAGCGCATGTTATCCGACATGAAAAGTCTCAAGGTATTGGTAAGAGCCTAATAGAAGCGTGGCAATATGCCTTGCAGCAAGATTGGAAATATATTATCCAGATAGACGCAGGTGGAAGCCACAATCCAAAAGATTACACATGGCACGAATTTACGCATGATGTATCAATTGGCTCTCGCTTTTGCAAAGATGGAATTTACAGCGGTAGACGTTGGCGGTATTACGCCTCCCGTCTAACCGCCGCAATGCTGAACTTTGCCACGCATCAAAAGATTACAGACTGGACAAGCGGATACCGCGTATTCTCCCGCAAGGCGTTATTCGTCCTAATGAATTGCAATTACATGACCAATATGCACACATGGCAGATTGAGGTTTTGCATGAGGCAATTCGTAAAGGCTTGACTGTCTCAGAGTTC